TATAGAAATTTATTAACCAAGTAGTCTTGTTTGACTACATCATTATTATACTAGGAGGAATTCTACTATGACTATTAAAGATTTAATTGAAAAGAGAGCAAAGGTGTGGGAAACCGCAAAGAACTTTGTGGAGACTCACGAGGATAAAAATGGCGTGCTTTCCGAAGAGGATACCGCAGCCTACAACAAGATGGAAAAGGAAATCGAAGATCTGACCACTACAATTGACCGTCAGACAAGAGCAGAACGAAGAGAGTTGGAACTCTCAAAGCCTGTTAATTCTCCGATTACAGGAAAACCATTTAGAGGAGAGCAGGAAAAAGAAAAGACAGGACGGGCTTCGGATGAATACAGGGATGCAATGATCTCTGCGATGCGTTCGAACTTCCGTAATGTAAGCAATGTACTTCAGGAGGGTGTGGATGCAGATGGTGGCTACCTTGTGCCGGAAGAGTATGACAGAAGACTGATGGATGTGCTTGATGGGGAGAACATTATGCGTGGTCTTGCCACTACGATTACCACTGCCGGACAGCACAAGATCAATATTGCAGCTACAAAACCCGCCGCTGCATGGATTGAGGAAGGCGGAGCATTAACTTTCGGTGATGCAACTTTTGATCAGATCTATCTGGATGCATACAAGCTTCATGTAGCGATCAAGGTCACAGAAGAGCTTCTTTATGATAATGCTTTCGGTCTTGAAAACTACATCATTGCTCAGTTTGGCAAGGCACTGGCAAATGCCGAAGAGGATGCGTTCTTAAACGGTGACGGCAAGGGGAAACCAACAGGTATCTTTGACAAGACTAAAGGCGGTCAGATTGCCGGAACACTTACGGCGGCGATTAAGTCGGATGATCTTATTGACCTCGTATATGGACTTAAAAGACCGTATCGTAAGAGTGCATCTTTCATCATGAACGATTCCACACTGGCATCTCTTAGAAAGCTGAAGGATAACAACGGAGCATATATCTGGCAGCCTTCTTACAAGGAAGGAGAACCGGACAGAGTACTTGGCTATACCGTACATACTTCTTCTTTTGCTCCGACCAATGCGATTGCTTTTGGCGATTACAGTTACTACAACATCGGTGATCGTGGTTCTCGTTCTTTCGGAGAACTTCGTGAACTTTTTGCAGGTAACGGAATGATTGGTTTCTTGGCAAAGGAGAGAGTGGATGGAAAACTGGTACTTCCGGAGGCGGTGAAGGTGCTTAAGCTTAAGGAAGATACCGCATCTGCTGGCAAAGCCTAAAAACAAATAACAGTGACACTTTATGACCGCGAATTCCAGTCATAAAGTGTCACATTCTTTTAAGAGGTGGTGATGTAAATGATCGTAGATCTTGATGAGATGAAGGGGTATCTTCGTGTGGACTTTGATGACGATGATGCACTTATTGAAAACTTCATAGAAACCGGGCAGAACCTTTGTGCAGACATAGCCAGGTTATCTGTAGATGAGCTTGGGAAAATCCCATCCTCTAAGATAGCGGTGATGTATGCAGTAGCTTATTTATATGAACACAGAGAAGATGCAGACCATCATCAGCTTATGATTTCTCTTCGCTCACTTCTTGAAGGTGTGAGAAGGAGCGTGTTCTGATGAATATTGCACTTTTGAATGTGAAGATCACAATCCAGGAAAATGAAGTGGTGGTTGATAAAATTGGCAATCACAAAAATGTCTGGAAGGATTTCTATCAATGTTATGCCACTGTCAGTGGTGAGGGCGGTTCTGAAAAAGCTGTATTGGGTCTTATCGTGGATGATTCGGATATTTCTTTTACCGTGAGATGGTGCAGAAAATTAGCAGATCTTGATGTAACGAAACACAGGATAATCTTTGAGGGGATAACCTACAATCTTGTATCCATCGACCATATGAATTACAAGAAGAAATGTCTGAAACTGAAATGTGAGAAAGAGAGGAAGAAGTAATGGCAACGAAGATCGATAACCTTGCCAATGAGATTATGGAAGGGTTAAAAGAATATGCGGACCTTGCTTCGGATGATGTAAAAAAAGCTGTCCGGAAAGCCGGGAATACCGTAAGAAAAGAGATATCTGAAAATGCACCAAAGGACACAGGTGCTTATGCGAAGAGCTGGTCGGTGAAGAAAACAAAGGAAACATCAAACTCTCTTGAAGTAACGGTGTATTCAAAGAATCGGTATCAGCTTGCTCATCTTTTGGAACACGGTCATGCGAAACGTGGCGGAGGAAGAGTGGCTGCAAGACCACACATTGCACAGGCAGAACAGTCCGCAGTAGAAACACTGGATTCTGAAATAGCGAAAGCACTGGGAGGTCACTGATGGATAAGATATTACAGATGCTTGATGAAATGGGTATTCCTTTTGCATATGATCACTTTGCAGAAGGGGAAAGTCCAGATCCGCCATTTATCTGTTACCTCATTCCAGGAACAGATCATTTCTCAGCGGATGGAAAAGCATATCAAAAAATAAATAAAATTCATGTTGAACTTTATACCGATTTCAAGGACTTGTCGGTAGAAAGTAAAGTGGAAACCGTGCTGGATAAGTACGGTATCTTTTATGACCACACAGAAACGTGGATTGAAAGTGAAAAAATGTACGAAGTCCTATATTCATTTGAAATGGAGGCATAAGACTATGGCGAATAAAGTAAAATACAACCTTAAAAATGTTCATGCGGCAAAGCTGACGAAAGGTGAAGATGGAAGTTACACATACGAAACACCAAAGGCAATTCCTGGTGCAGTAAGCATTAGCTTGGATGCAGAGGGGGATTCTTCTCCGTTCTATGCAGACGGCATTGTGTATTTCCGTTCGGTATCCAATAACGGTTACAGCGGGGATTTGGAAATTGCACTGATTCCGGAATGGTTCAGGACAGATATTCTGAAGGAAGAACTGGATAAAAACGGGGTTCTTGTGGAGAACTCCAATATTACAGAGACAGAGAAGTTTGCCTTGCTATTTGAGTTTGACGGAGATGTGAAGTGCATCCGTCACGTTTTATATAACTGCTCGGCATCCCGTCCTTCTATTGAATCAGAAACCAAAGAGGATACGATTGAACCGGGAAAGGAGAAGTTGTCTATTACAGCAGATCCTCGTGAGGATGGTCTTGTTAAGAGCAGAACGGGAGATACCACTACGGATGCTACTTATAGCGATTGGTACAAAGCAGTATATGTTCCTGTTGCGAAGACAGCACAAGCTGTAAATGGAGGTAAATAATCATGCTGAAGAAAATTATTAAAATCGGAGATAAAGATGTAGCATTTCGTTCCTCGGCTACAGTGCCAAGATTATACCGTGCAAAGTTCAAAAGAGACATCTTTAAGGACTTAGCCAAACTGGAAAATTCATATAAAGGCAGTAAAGAAGAGGGCGAAGAGTTCGCAATCGATGATCTTGAGATCTTCGAGAATGTGGCATATATCATGGCATATCACGCCGATAATACGATACCGGATAACATTGATGACTGGCTGGATCAGTTTGAGATGTTTTCCATCTATGAAGTGCTGCCAGAGATTCTTGCTCTTTGGGGTACGAATCTTGTAACAGATATTGATTCTAAAAAAAACTTAAACGCAGTAGCAGGGAGATGACCACACCGCTGTTTCTGTTAAGATGTCTTGAAATTGGCATTTCGATAACAGACCTTGATCATCTGACTATTGGAATGGTGATGGATATCTGGACAGAGAAAGCAAATGACTCCGTGAAATATGACAACTTAGCTACGCAGGAGGATTTTGATAAGTTCTAACTGCTTGTGAATGAACTGAAAAAATTTAAAAAAGGGGATTGCGCAGCTCCCTTCGGTATGCTATGATGAGACAAAGGTAACTGAGTAAATACCTTATAATTACTTTACTAAGGAGGCTCCTATGAGAATTCAATTTTCAGTTAATTCAAGTGAATGGGCAAAACTTCAGCAGTTAGCATCTGAGAATGGATATCCAGATATCCCATCATACTGCAAAGATATTTCTCTGGAACGAAGAACGTATGCGAATATGTGGGCAAAGGTCATTGATGGAATTGCAGAGATGCCATCAGGAAGCGTATTCGCCCTACGAGATTTAGTGCAATCTCCCCCTGCTAATTTAGGTGTGAAACTGTATGAGAATCAGGAGAAACTTGGAATACGAGTTAACCCCAAAAAGGACAGTTTGCACACGAACACATTTACAAAATTATAAAGAAGAAAAATTGGATAAACGGTGAATTAGCATGGAATATGGCAAGAAAGAGAGAAATATCTCAGACGTTAAAAATTTCTGCATGTCAAATCTGGATATCATAAAAAATATAGCAATAGATGTATATGAAAAAGTAAGGCAAAATCGAGGTTTGCTGGACATTCCTCAATTAGAAAATAATAAGAGCGTGGCAGGAAACTATGAAATCTATATTAATGACTTCCCGTTATATGCTGGTGAAAGTGGAAATGTATACGTAAGGGCATGTGAACATATCTATAATATGTATAACGGATATAAATTTGGGTTTCAGTTGCCAAAAAAAGGAATATCCATAACAATTAAAATTACTCATCTTGGTATCACAGAAAAGGGCGAACGTGAGCAAATTGAGGCTGATGCCATTGCAGAACGTAAACATATTTTGCAATTTACAGATCCTAATGCCAGTGAATATCCCAATGAATATCCCAATGATAAAAAACAATATATACAAGGTGAGGAAGTTCCTCGTGAAAAAATTCGACCAGATTACTGTATTGTGCAGAATTTGAGGAAGGCAAGAATAAATGAATTATTAAAACGAAGATCTGGAGAGAATAACAACTAAATAACACTCATAAGCATCAATCAGAGATGGTTGGTGCTTTTTCTATGCTCGGAGAAATTCGGGCTTTTTTTATGCAATTTTTGAAGGAGGTAGACGCCAATGGCAAACAGAATCAAAGGTATCACTGTCGAAATTGGCGGTGATACTACTAAGCTGCAGACCGCACTTAAAGGAGTCAACGGTCAGATCAAGAACACGCAGTCAGCATTAAAGGATGTAGAACGACTTCTAAAACTGGATCCGACCAATACAAATCTGCTTGCTCAGAAACAGAAACTGTTAACGCAGGCAATTGGAGAAACAAAAGAGAAACTTAACACCTTAAAGACGGCAGCACAGCAGGCAAATGAGCAGCTGCAAAAGGGTGAGATTTCTCAGGAGCAGTATGATGCGCTTCAAAGGGAAATCGCTGCAACAGAGGCAGAACTTCGAAAACTGGAATCTCAGGCATCCAAGACCAATCAGACTCTTACAAAGATCGGTGAGCTTGGCGGAAAATTAGAAAATGCTGGAGACAGCATTGCAAATGCCGGAAAGAAAGTGTCTGTTGCATCAGCGGCAGTTACTGCGATGGGCGGTGCTGCCGTAAAGACCGCAGCGGACTTTGAATCTTCCATGAGCCAGGTGCAGGCAACAATGGGAATTACAAAGAATTCCATGTCCAAGGTGAACGGTCAGTCTGTTAATACAATGGATACCTTATCAGACCTAGCAAAGACGATGGGTGCCAAGACCGCTTATTCTGCAAGTGAGTGTGCAGAAGCTCTTAATTACCTGGCTCTTGCCGGATATGATACGCAGGAAATGTGCGATACCTTGCCAACCGTTCTGAACTTAGCGGCCGCAGGTAATATTGACCTGGCATCTGCATCGGATATGGTAACGGATGCTATGTCTGCACTTGGACTGAAAACCAAAGATGCGGATAAGATGGTAGATCAGATGGCAAAGACAGCATCCAGCACAAACACATCGGTAGGTCAGCTTGGAGAAGGAATCCTTACTATCGGTGCTACAGCAAAGTCTGTCAAAGGAGGAACAGCAGAACTTAATACGGCACTGGGCATCCTTGCTAACAATGGTATTAAAGGTGCGGAAGGTGGTACGCATCTTCGAAATGTTATTCTGTCTTTGCAGAATCCAACAGATGGTGCAGCCAAAACAATGGAGAAACTCGGTGTTCAGACCTATGACTCCGAAGGCAATATGCGTTTATTAAATGATATTTTGGGTGACCTGAATAAATCAATGGACGGCATGACCTCTGCAGAAAAGGCAAACATCATAGCGACCATTTTCAATAAGACAGACCTTGCATCGGTTAATGCACTGCTTGCCAACACTGGAGATACATGGACAGATCTTCAGACTGCTATTGAAAACAGTGGCGGAGCCGCACAGCAGATGGCGGATACTCAGCTGGATAACTTAAAGGGGCAGCTTACCATTTTGAAATCTGCCGTGGAGGGATTTGCTATTTCCATCGGTGAAACACTGATGCCGATGGTAAAAAATATCGTTTCAAAGATCCAGTCCTTTGTAGATTGGCTGAATAATCTTGATGAAGGTACAAGACAGGTCATTGTAAAGGTCGGACTTTTTGTTGCGGCTTTAGGTCCATTCCTTGTGATCCTTGGTACGGTCATATCAAAAGTGGGTGTGGCTATGCAGGCGTTCAGTAAGCTCGGTCTTAAGATCACAAGTCTTGTTGCGAATGCCGGAGGAGTGTCCGGTGTAATGGGAAAGGTCGGCGCCGCCATTGGTGGTATCTCAGCACCTGTTGTCGCAGTAGTTGCAGTCATCGGAGCTTTAGTAGCTGCATTTGTTCATTTATGGAATACGAATGAGGAATTTAGAGACAGCATTATTGGGATTTGGAATCGGATCAAAGAAATTTTCAGCGGCTTTGCACAAGGTATTACAGACAGGCTGAATGCACTGGGCTTCGATTTTCAGAACTTTAAAGAAGTGGTATCTGCCATCTGGAATGCATTATGTAATTTCCTGGCTCCGGTATTTGAAGGAGTGTTCACACAGATTGCCAATATTCTGGAGGGAGCACTTGGAGTTGTTACAGGAATCCTCGATGTGTTTATCGGTATCTTTACCGGAAACTGGTCACAGGTGTGGGAGGGTGTCAAAGGCATCTTCGGTTCTGTATGGGATTTCATTAAGAATACTTTTACAAACTATATGAATGTCATTCAAAACGCTGCCAATGTGGTACTTGGATGGTTTGGTACAAGTTGGAATGAGGCTTGGAACAGCATTAAGAGTTTCTTCGTGAACCTGTGGAATGGCATTGCTTCTTTCTTTTTAGGAATCTGGGATGGAATCAAGAATGTTGTCACAACCGCAGTGATGTTCATTGCATCTTTCTTTTAGGCCGCATTTGACATCATCACAGTGCCATTTCGATTTATTTGGGAAAACTGCAAGAGCGTTATTATTACCGTCTGGAATGCGATAAAAGAAAAGGTGACTACCGTTATCAATGCCGTTTCTTCTGTTATCAGCACAGTGATGAATGGCATCAAAACGGTATTTACTACGGTCTGGAATGCAATAAAAAATGTAGTAACGACAGTGGTGAACGCTATCAAAAACGTTGTAACTACAGTATTTAATGCCATTAAAAACACAGCTGCTACAGTATGGAGTGGGGTAAAGACGGCCGTTACAACTCCGGTGAATGCCATCAAGAACACCGTCAGTACGGTATTCAATGCAGTAAAGAGTACGGTATCTTCTGTATTTAACAGTATCAAAAGTACCGCCACTTCGGTCTGGAATGGAATAAAGTCGGCAATTACGACACCGATTGAAGCCGCAAAGAATAAGGTCAAAGGCGTGGTAGATGCCATCAAGGGATTTTTCTCTGGCATGAAGATTTCACTCCCTCATATCAAACTTCCGCACTTTAAAGTAACGGGCAGCCTTTCCATTGCACCGCCATCTGTTCCACACCTTTCTATCGACTGGTATAAGGATGGAGGTATCATGACCAAGCCTACCGCATTTGGTATGAATGGATCTTCATTGATGGTAGGAGGAGAGTCGGGTGCAGAGGCCATCTTGCCGCTTTCTGGGTTCTATAAGCAGCTGGAAGCGATGATTGACAGCAAGCTGGATATGAGCGGTATGGAAAAGTACCTGGCTGTTATTGCGGACAATAGTTCGAAGGGAATCTATCTGGAGGATGGGACACTGGTGGGACATCTTCTTCCGGCAATTGATAATGGCCTTGGAAAACAGCAGAAAATAACAAGGAGGCTTGCACTATGATACCAGATATTTTGATCAACGACACTTCCATGCTTAAACTTGGATGGATAAGAGAAACCGTGGACTTTCCCATACCGAAGTCGCAGGCAGAAACCGTTACCGTGCCCGGACGAAATTCTCCGATTCGGTTTAACGAGGCTCTTGGGTTGGTATCTTTTGAACCAAGAGCCTTTACACTGACGTTTTCCATGCTGGGAACAAGAGTAAAGTTTGATGAACTTACTTCCAAGGTGAGCAATCGTTATGCCGGAAGGCTGTGCCAAATCATCTGCAGTGAAGAACCCAATCTATATGTTCTTGGGACAATCGAGATGAGTTCTTCCTATAATCCGCTTACCGGAAAGGGGCAGCTTGTTATGGAAAGCAGTGATGCAGATTCCTACAGGTATCATGTGGAAGAGACACAGGTTGTTTTTAACGGAAGTGGAACGGCAGTGCTTGTAAGTGATTATATGCCGGTAGTCCCTACAGTTATAACGACAGCGGAAACCACGATGTCTTGGGAAATTGGAACAGATACTTTCCGCAGGACACTGAGCAGTGGCACATGGGAAATTCCAGAGCTGCAGCTTAGCTTTGGAGACAACAGCATCAAAATCGAGAGTGATGGAAGTACTACTTTCCGCTACCGGGAGGGATGCCTATGAGTATCTTTAGAGTATATGTGGATGGCCAGATTTTTTATCATCCCCATTTATCGAAACTTGCTATTACAGAGGCAACCGTAAGTGAGGATGCAGAAAACATCGACAGCTTTACCTTGTCTGCACCATATAATCATCCCTACATCGATTTCATTAAGCCAATGGCATCGGTAATTCAGTGTAAAAGGGATGATGAAGTGGTATTTGAAGGAAGAGCGCTGGATGATGGATCCGATTTTTACAATACCCATACTTGGACCTGTGAATCCAGTTTGGCTTATCTGAAAGATACCATGCAGCCACCTTTTGAATATAAGGGGACATTAAGAGGATTATTTGAGCAATTTATAAATGTGCATAATCAGTCTGTAGAAGAGCAGAAGCAGTTTGAAATCGGCAGAATTACGGTGACAGACGATAACGATTATATTGCATACAGCAACTCGGACTATTCTGTAACGATGGATGCCATAAAAAATAAACTAATTGATACGCATGGAGGATATCTTCGTGTTCGCTATATTGGTTCAAAGAGGGTTTTGGATTATCTCAAAGATTTCGATGAAAGAAGCCTGCAAAAAGTGGAATTCGGGAAGAATCTTCTAGATGTAAAAATCACCAAGGACCATACCGAAAGAGTGACAGCCTTGATTCCATTCGGTGCAAAAAAGACCGAAGAGGATGAAGATGGAAATGTAACAGAACTGGATGAACGAATTGATATTACAGAAGTAAATCATGGACTGAACTATGTCACGGATGAGGACGCTGTCAAGGAAATCGGATGGATATGGGCAACTGAAATATGGGAGGATGTCACCAAGCCGTTAAATCTTTTGAGAAAATCAAAAGCAAGAGTGAAGGAACTGGCAAAAGGCATCACAAGTATGGAACTGACAATACTAGATGAATCAGACAGTGACAGTACCATTGATGATATTACCTCCAGGATGTATGTGGACTGTTATTCAAAACCACACGGGATTGATGGAAGATATCTTGTGCTTGGAAGAAAAAGAGACTATTTAAATCCTGCCGGAAACACCATCACGATAGGAGCAACGAATGTAACGCTTACATCGGCATCTGCCAAACAAGGCAGCAGCATTTCCTCTTTGGAAGATGATATTTTCGGTCAGACCACGAAAATCGAGAAGATTACCGGAGACCTTGATACGATCAATTCACAGAAGATGTATCGGACGGAATTAATTGTAGATGGTGTCAGTATTTTTAAGAATAAAGGGCAGAAAAGCACCATGTACTGCAAGGTGTATTCCTGGGACAAGGAAATCACCGATACTTTAGATGCAAGATGCTTTATATGGCATCGAAACTCTTCGGATGAAGAGGCAGATAAAGAGTGGGATAAGAACCACATCGGCATGAAACAAATAACGATTACGACAGAGGACGTGTTAGACAATGCGTCCTTTTATTGTGAAGTAAAAATTTAAGGAGGAATTTCAATGGCTACGATTTTAACATCCAGTCAGCAGACCTTCGTTGATATTACGGATCAGCGAAAATTATCAGCATATATCACATCCAATCTTCCAAAGACACAGAGTGAAGATCCCAACGTACTGCCACATACCTATGCACCAAGTTGGGATAGTACAAACCTTGTATTGACACCTGTGCTGTTCCTGGATCAGACCAATGTATCTCCCACAGCAACAGGAGTGACGATTGCATGGAAAAGAAAAGATGGTGTGGCATCAGAAACCGCACTGACTTCCGGTGAGACTGTAAAAAGCGGAGTGCTTACTGTTAATCAGAATAAGCTGGCATCATCCAGTTCTGGAATGATCACCTATATCTGCTATATCAGTTACTATGATTCTGAAACCAAGAATACAATCAATATCACTGCGGATATTACCTATACCTTGGTGAAGAATGCAGCCAATGCAAAGCTGTGTACGGTGAGCAGTGATACCTACGTCTTTAAGTATGACACTTCCCAGGCTTTGGTGGGTGCTTCTCAGGCAGCACTGACGGCACAGGTTCAGGGTGTAACCGTCAGCAAATGGCAGTATAAAAACAGCAGCGGTGCGTGGACAGACTATCCAACCACCTCTGATAATACTTCTATTACCGGAGGAACATTGGTGGTGAAGCCGGCGCATAGCATTTTCGTTAGTAATGTGGCTCAGATCAGAGTGACAACTTCAGAGAGTGATGTGTTTGATACCATCACGATAACGAAAATCTTTGATGGAGCAAAAGGAGATAAAGGAAATCCGGGATCTGCCGGAACAGGAGGACTTTCTGTGGTTCTTGGAAATGAAACACAGACGATTGCCTGCACTTCAGCTGGGAAGACATCAGTAGCCAGTACCATTACAATTCCATTTACCGGATATGTAGGTATTACGCAGACGGCTTGTACTTGTGCTGTTGGAACACTGCCAACAGGAATTACGGTTAAGACCAATACAGCTGCAACAGCCAGTGCAGCAGGAAAGCTGGAACTTTCTGTAGCTGCATCTTCAAATCTTGGAGCAGATGCAACATTAACAGGCAATATCATGCTGACATTTACGATTTCCGGAAAGACGGTTACAAAGGTTTTTACCTGGACAAAATCCAAAGCGGGAAGCAACGGTGCATCGGCAGTAGTATTTTCTGTTTATGCACCGAATGGAACCATCGTACAGAATCAGTCAGGCAGTATTCTGCTTGCGACATCTGCCTACGCAGGTTCCACCGCCATTACATCAGCGACATATCAGTGGGCGAAATATTCCAGTGGCGCATGGACAAATATCAGCGGGGCAACATCCGAAACGCTTACAGTATCCGGCTCAGATATTATAAATATTCAGTCTTACCGATGCACCATGACCTATGGTGGAAAGAATTATGTGGATGTTATTACGGTGGAAGATAAGTCGGATCCGTATGTTTCAGAAATGCTGTCCATCGGAGGCTATACGGTGAAGAATAATCTTGGCGGGGTAGTTCCTTATGTGATTGTAAGAACCAATCAGAAGGAAGTAGATTCACTTCTTGGAAGTATCAGTGAAACCGCACCTTCTGCACCGAAGTCCGGAGATTTCTGGTATAAGATTGATCACACAGAAAAAAGTGTGACCTTGATGAAATATAACGGAACTTCATGGATCAGTGCTTCGGAAAAACAAAGTCTTACATATACATGGTATGCGCAGGATAAAGATGGAAAAGAAATGACCTTTAATAAGATGGGCAAGGTCATTTATTTATCCGCAGCAGACATTGACAGCATTATGACGCTTCAGTGTGATGTGTCCAGCTGATACGGGAGGTGATGCACTATGACATTACTAACGTGCTGCCAACATACTTTTCAAAATTTCACAGGATATGAAGAGAGTATCGATGAATTAAAAAATGCGGCAGATGTTTTGACAAAGGAAGTCAGTCAGACATCTGCCGAAATCATGAAAACATCGGATCAGATAAACAGTACCGTAGAAATGGTTAAGACAAAGGTGGATGGTTCAGCAGTAGAAGAACTGGAACGAAGAGTAACGGATGTGGAGCAGAATGCAAGTGGAATGCAGATAACGATTTCGTCTGTTCGTGATGCGGTGGATAAACAGGAACAGGATCTTGAAAATTATAAATTGGAAACAAGCATTTATCTTCGGTTCACAGAAAAGGGTTTAAGCATTGGAAAGCAGAATGCAGGAGATGAATCACCGTATTCGATTGTCATCGATAATGAAAAGATGAGTTTTCAGCAGAATGGTATGGAGGTTGCCTATATTCAGTATAACAAGATGCACATCAATGCAATCGAAGCAATGGATAAGCTGAGTGTGGGCGCCGCATCGGATGGCGGATATTTTGATTTTATTTCGACACCTCAGGGAATGGGAATCAAATGGAGAAATGTGTAGAAAGGAGATTAGCCTATGAGTTTAACAACTAGAAAACTGACAAATACGCTGTATAATCTTACGGCGAATGGATCGGTAAGCGGAGCTACAACGAAGCTGTCGATTGTGTTTCAGGCATCAACTGCAATATACGGTGCAGATTCAAAGAATGGAGTGGTAATCTATGTAGATGGAGCAAAACAGAGTCCAACATGGACCGTCAATAAGAGTGAAGATTTTATGGGATCTAAGAAATATACAAAGATGACCAGTTCAACATTATCGATCAGCAAACCGTTTTTCACTCTTAAGATTACTTTAGATGGATTGGAATTATATGAAGAAGAGTTTTCGTTTTATGAGATTGAAAAAGTCGGGAACGTAATCCGTGCTTCTGGCGGCTTAATGAATGGAAGCACATCATCTTTGGTGAAATTTGACTGCACATCTTCGGATGCAGCCTATAAGGCAACCTTTAAATTAGGATCATACAGCAACACGATAAGTTCTTCATCATCATCGATCTCTTATGCAATTCCCATCAGTTGGTGCAATGCGGTGACGGATGCTATAACTGGTACTGCAAGCATTACCGGACAGGTTTTGTTTGGAGGAAAAGTATACAAGACATTTACTACAAATTTAACGGTATCTGTTCCAGAAACTGTTGTTCCTAGCATTTCATCGGTAACATTTTCGGATGTGGATGATTCGGCTGTCCCTTCTTCGTGGGAAATTTATGTACAGGGACAGAGCGGACTTAAACTGAAATCAATTAGCTGCGCAGGGACATATGGTTCAGAAATCAAAAAAGTAAAAATGACAGCAGACGGCAGGATTCGGACAACAGATTATCTGGGGCTTCCAGAAATGGATCATATCTCACAAAGCGGTGAAGTAAGCGTTATGATTACCGTGACGGACAGCAGAAACAGGACGGTAAACAAAAGTGCTGTTGTTTCCGTTGTGTCATATGCTTCTCCTAAATTATCCAGTGTAAAGAGCGAACGGTGTAATGCATCGGGAGAAACGGATAATGATGGAACGTACTTCTTAAGTACGACTTCTGCCGTATTTTCTTCCTGCTTAGGGAAAAATGCACTTACGCTCACTGTAAAATACAAGAGAACAGACCTTAAGAACTATGGAAATGAAGTACAGATAAGTCCAGGATCTAATGTATGTGCAAATAACGATCTGGATCCGGAATACAGTTATGATGTTCTTTATACATTATCGGATGAGTTTAATGCCGTGACCTATTCGGACTTTGTTTCAACAGCGGTGTATCTGATGCATTTTCTGCACGGGGGACGAGGTGTTGCGTTTGGACAAAAAGCGACTCTTGCAGATACGCTTGACTGCAACTTCAATGCTGTTTTTAGAAAGAAACTATCCTGTGTGTTGGATGATGGAACGGTATTGGAAGTACGAGATATGATGGAGCAGATTCAAAACAATCTGGTGAATATGCTTTGTCCAAAGGGGAAACTTCCTGCTCTTTTACTGGATCTTCTGTATCCGATTGGCAGCATCTATATGAGTACCAGTTCTGCAAATCCAACAAACATCATGGGCGGAATTTGGGTATCCTGGGGAGAAGGAAGAGTGCCTGTTGGTGTTGGAACAGGTACCGACAACAACAATACGTCCGTGGATTTTTCTGCGGCAAATCAAACGGGCGGAGAATACACGCATCTTTTGACCGGAGCGGAGAGTGGACAAAAGGCAGTGCAAACAGGAAATCAGAGTGCCTCTCATACGCATTCTCTTACATATAATGCTGACAGCGGTGCAGCAGCAAGTGGCTCAGACCCAAGCGGAAGAGGTGCTTTTGTAAGAAGAACTGCATCCGGAGGAGCAACTTCAACTTGGAAAACTGGAAATCAAAGTGCGTCTCACACGCATTCGATTTCAGCTTCCAATGCTTCCAATCGGCATAATAACATTCAGCCGTATGTTACCTGCTATATGTGGAAAAGAACGGCTTAACATTTATCGTTAGACGAGGCGATTGCTTATATTTGAGCAGTCGTTTTTCTATATAAATTTTTAAGAAACGGAGGATTTATCAATGAAGGAATTTTGGAACATGATTCAGTTTTTATTTGCCGGAATCGGAGGGTGGCTTGGCTACTTTCTAGGAGGTTGTGATGGCCTTCTTATCGCACTTCTTTTATTTGTCATCACGGATTATATCACAGGAGTGATGTGCGCCATTGCAGATAAGAAGTTGTCCAGTGCAGTTGGTTTTAAAGGCATCTGCAGAAAGGTCCTTATTTTTCTGCTTGTAGGGATTGCAAACATTCTGGACATGCAGGTGATTGGCACAGGAAGCGTACTTAGAACGGCAGTTATCTTTTTCTACATTTCAAATGAAGGAGTAAGCCTTCTTGAGAATGCAGGACATTTGGGACTTCCAATTCCAGTAAAAATCAAAGCAGTGTTAGAGCAGCTCCATGACAGAGCAGAACAGGAGGTGGGGGATGAAGATTAGTATAAGAAGTAAAACAAAATAAGTATATTGTGATTCATTTGGTCTTTGAAAAGAAACTTTACTGAACCAGTTTTTATTTGCAGTATAACTTGATTCTACGGAGATAGCATGGTAACATACAGCAAATTGTTAATTGTTAGAAGAATGGAGAAGTTAATATGGAAAAGCCACAGCATAATACAAGAAATGAAGAATTCTTTTCAAAGCGAGATTTTCCCCAAGAGATCGATTATCTTCTGGAAGGATTTGAAGACAATAAACTTTTAAAGTGTGATGCCGAAAGGATGATAGAGATTGCATATAAAAGTGGATATGTTGATGCGTGGAGGGAGGCATTATTTTTTACAGATAATTAATAGAAAACACATAAAGACGAGTTGAAGTCCAGATGGGAGAAATCCTGTCGGGACTTTATTTTTTACATCAGATACAAAGAAAAAATCAAATCGTTATTTGAGTAGCTCCAAGGTAGAGCAGAAAGTGAGGAAAAATAATATGGCTTATACAAACAGTAAAATGGTATCTTACACAAGACTCAGTCCAAATCATTCCGGAAAGAGAACACATTCCATTGACAGAATTACACCGCATTGCGTAGTAGGTCAGTGCAGTGTAGAAACTTTAGGAAACATCTTTGCACCAAGATCCAGACAGGCAAGCTGCAACTATGGCATTGGTCCAGATGGAAGAGTTGGCATGTATGTGGAAGAGAAAAATCGCTCCTGGTGTTCTTCTTCCAATGCCAATGATCAGAGAGCTGTGACGATTGAATGTGCATCGGATACAAGACATCCTTATGCCATGAACAATAAAGTGTATGGGTCTCTTATCAAGCTTTGCACCGATATCTGCAAGCGCAATGGCAAGAAGAAACTTCTGTGGCTTGGAAGCAAGTCGAAGGCACTGAATTACAAGCCGAAATCCGATGAGATGGTTCTTACGGTACATCGTTGGTTTGCCAATAAGTCGTGTCCCGGTGATTGGCTTTATTCAAGACTAGGTGATCTGGCTAAAAAGGTAACGGCAAATCTTAGCGGAACTTCAGCCGTGAAAAAAGATACACCGAGTGAAAAGAAGAATTCTGGAACTAAATCAGTAGATCAGGTTGCCAGAGAAGTTATTCAAGGCAAGTGGGGAAACGGCACGGACAGAAAGAAAAGATTAACCGCGGCCGGATATAACTATAATGCCGTGCAGAAGAGAGTGAATGAACTTTTGAAATAACTTAATAAGGAAGTAATGACAATGCCCGTTAGAGATTAATACCTCTGACGGGCATTATTTTTTTGCTCTTTGGTACTTAAAACAGAGCTAGTTGTCCTTTCACTGGTAGAGGTGATGACCTCAGAAATTGGAGGTGTCAGGATGACAGAGAATCAGAAAAAGTTAGTACAAATATATCGGGAAAAGGGCATGAGCTATAAGGAGGTAGCAGATACATTATCGGTATCCATCAATACCATCAAAACATTCTGCAAAAGAAACGGATTAGGCGGAGTAAGAACAAGGACTGCCGGACTGGGAGATGGGATGGTAACTGCCTGCAGATGCTGTGGTAAGCCAGTCCGTCAGAATCCTGGCAGAAAACAGAAAAGGTTCTGCTCAGATAGTTGCAGAAATAAATGGTGGAATAGCCATCTTGAAGATGTGGATAAGAAAGCAAATTATGAGTGCCTTTGTGAATACTGTGGGAAGACATTTATTTCCTATGGAAATAGCAATCGTAAATACTGCTGTCACAGATGCTATGTAAGTGATCGATTTGGAGGTAGAGAAGATGCAGGTGAGTAAGAACATTCCTATTGCTGCCAAAGTCCCTCCGCGAAGGATGACAAAGGAAGCTATGCAGAAAGACTTTGAATATGAAATGGCACAGAAGATAACGAAAAATCTGCTTGAACAGGGTCTTATATCCATTGATGAATATGACAGAATATCGGAATTAAATGCTCAAAATTTCTCTCCGTTTTATAGCGATTTGTTGGATATATAACTTGATAATTACACCCTTTAGAGTGATATATAGTACTGCCAAAGCAAGGAGGTGAGACGATGGCAAGGATAACAAAGATTGAAGCTACGAAGGACTTCATTGGAAAAAAGAAAACACGAGTTGCCGCCTATGCCAGAGTATCTACCAGATCGGATGAGCAGTTGCTAAGTTTGGAAACTCAGAAGGAACATTATGATAATTTCATCAGTGCGAATTCCGAATGGGAGTATGCCGGACTGTATTATGACGAAGGTGTCTCCGGCACAAAGGTAGAAAAGCGTGATGGATTGCTTGCACTTCTTAAGGATTGCGAAGATGGCAAAATCGACCGAGTGATTACAAAGTCTATCAGCCGATTTTCAAGAAATACAACCGATTGCTTGGAGATGGTAAGACGGCTGGCGTCATTAAATATTTACCTTTATTTTGAAAAGGAAAATATCGATACCGAACACATGAGTTCAGAGTTGATGCTTTCCATATTAAGTTCCATTGCAGAGAGTGAATCGAGATCCATTTCACAGAACAGCAAATGGTCAATCAAGCATCGCTTTGAAGAAGGCACTTTCATTATCAGTTATCCGCCGTATGGATATGATAACAGGAATGGCAAGATGGTGGTTGTTCCGGAAGAGGCAGCAGTGGTCAGAGATATATTTGATATGACAATCAACGGCATGGGAACCTATGTGATTGCAAAAGTACTAAATGACAGGGGACTACAAAGCAAGAAGGGAGCCAAGTGGCATCCATCAACCGTCAGAGGAATTTTGCAGAATGAAAAGTACACGGGGGATGTGATTTTTCAAAAGACATACACCGATGACAACTTCAATCGACACAACAATTACGGAGAGAAAAATATGTACCTTTGCAAGAATCATCATGAGCCGATTATCAGCCATGATATTTTTGATAAGGCGGCAGCAGTGATAGAGCAAAGGGCGAAAGAGAAAAGCATTGAAGTGGGCATTGGAAAGTACCAACAGCTATATGCATTTTCCGGGAAGATTATTTGTGGCGAGTGTGGAGCAACCTTCAAGAGAAGACAGCACTATAAGCCAAGTGGAGATTATGTTGCCTGGTGTTGCAATACTCATATTGCAGGTAAGGATGCTTGTTCCATGATGTACATCCGGGATGAGGATATCAAGACTGCGTTTCTTAGAATGATTCGGAAACTGCAAACTGCCCATGCAAAAGTATTAAAACCTTTTGTTGAAGGGCTGAAAGGAACGAACAATAAGGAACGACTGCGTCAGGTACTAACCTTGGAAGAGCAGATAGAAAAGAATGCAGAGCAGATAGCTGTTCTCACAAATTTGATGAGTTCCGGTTATATCGAGCCAGAAATCTTCCAAACAGAGAAAAATCAGCTGAAATTGGAGGCTGACAGGCTTGCAAAGGAAAAGCAGCTTATTGCGAGAAGTATCAACGGAGATCTTACTCATTTGGATGAGGCACAGAAACTCCTACGGTTTGTTTCAAAGAAAGCAGAAATCACAGAGTTCGATGATGAAATGTTCTTGGAATATGTTAATACGATGACAGTTCATAACAGAGATGAAATAACCTTTAATCTGAAATGCGGACTGGATTTAACGGAAAGGTTGGTGAAATAATGACACATACACCATTCGGCTATATCATCGAAAGCGGTCAAGCGGTCATTGATGAACAAACGGCAGATAGAGTAAGAATGCTGTTCCAAGAATATATTGAGTGTGGATCTATGAGGTCTGCAGCTATGAAGGCAGGAATTGATAAAACGCATTCGGTGATTGGCAGAATTTTAAGGAATAAAGTGTATATAGGCACAGAGTATTATCCGCAGATCGTAGATGAGGATACTTTTGTAAAGGCACAGGAAATCAGAGGAAACAATGCCAAAAGCCAAAATCGTATAGGGGCATACAGACCTCATCCTAAAGCTGAGATTGGTACTTTTGCTATTGGAAAGGTAGCAGTGCAATATGATGATCCATACAAACAGGCAGAATATGCTTATAGTCAAATCACGGAGGTAGCAAATGAATGAGAATGTAACATTGATTCCTGCCAGAATACGAGCAGGCAATCGAATATCTAAGGAAGAAAATAAGCCCAAATTACGAGTTGCAGCGTACTGCCGAGTTAGTACTGACAGCGATGAACAGGCGGGAAGTTACGATGTGCAGGTTCAGCACTACACAGAGTACATTGGCAGAAATAAGGAATGGGAACTTGCCGGAATTTATACTGACGATGGAATTTCCGGCACCAATACCAAGAAGCGTGAAGGCTTTAATGAAATGATCGATGACTGTATGGCAGGAAAAGTCGATTTGATTATTACAAAGTCCATCAGCCGATTTGCAAGAAATACCATTGACTGCTTGAAGTATGTAAGACAGCTAAGAGAAAAGAATATAGCCATAATATTCGAAAAGGAAAATATCAATACCCTTGAAGCGTCCGGAGAACTGCTCCTTACCATCATGGCTTCATTGGCACAGCAGGAATCAGCATCCTTATCGCAGAATGTGAAGTTGGGACTACAGTTCCGATACCAAGAAGGAAAGGTAGTGGTGAACCATGAACATTTCCTTGGTTACACGAAGGATGCAAAAGGAAACCTAATCGTTGATAAGAAAGAAGCGAAGGTTGTGAAGCGTATCTTCCGAGAGTATTTGGAAGGGGCAAGCTTTAGAGATATCGCAATGGGACTGGAACGGGACCATATAAAAACCGGAGGGAAACGTTACAAATGGCATCAGAGTACGGTTCGAGGAATTCTTTCGAATGAGAAATACATCGGTGATGCCCTTTTGCAGAAGACCATCACAACAGATTTTATCGAAAAAACAAGAATTAAAAATGATGGAACGGTTCCTCAGTATTATGTAAAAAACAGTCAGGAAGCAATCATACCGAGGGATGTTTTTACACAGGTTCAAGAGGAAATGCTAAGACGAGCCAATATGACAAGTGGGAGAGATGGGCAGAAGCGAAGGATTTATTCCAGTCGATATGCACTCTCAAGTATTTGCACTTGCATGAAATGCGGGGATATTTATAGGCGAGTGGCTTGGAATAACAGGGGTAAAAAATCAATAGTATGGCGATGCTGCACAAGAGTGGAAAATGGACCATCGGGTTGCACAGCGCCGACAGTGCCGGAGGAAGAACTTCAACAGGCAGTTATCGATGCCATGAATGCTGTATTGGAAAGTTCCAAGGATGTGATAGCTATATTGGAAGAGAATATTCTGGAAGTTATCAGCCAAGATAATTCTGATGAAATTGAGAAAATTAACAAGACCATTGCAGAAAAGCAGAAGGAACTCTTGGAATTGGTACACGGCAAAAAAGACTATTCGAAATGTGCCAATGAAATGGAAGAACTTAGGCAGAACAAACAGCTGCTTTTGGTAAAGCATGCTCAGACCGAAGGCACCAGACAACGAATCAATGAACTTGCTGCCTATGTTAAAACGCAGGATACGCGGATAACCGAGTATGATGATAAGCTAGTTAGGAAGTACATCGATCAGATAAAGATTTATGACGATAAGTTTGTGGTCTGCTTTAAGGCAAAGATGGAAATCAATGTTTTAAGATAAAATATAAAGAAATTAGTAGCGTCCAGACGGAAGTCTGGACGCTACTAATTTGCAAATAATAAAATTATATGAATAATAATTTAAAAATAATTGTGATATATTGACATACATAGTCGAAATATGTATAATAAAATAAAAATGTACGATAAGGAGAAAAATTATGGCTGAATCTAAGCATGATAAATTTATAAGAGTTGCTGAAGCTAGAACAAATAAAATTATTGATATGATTCGACTTTTAAGTAACTGCTCTAATACCGCAACATATGAATACACTGATGAAGACGTAAAAAAGATTTTCTCTGCACTAGAATCAGAATTAAAAACTTGCAAAAGCAAGTATCAGGATAATAGCAATAAAGAAAGCAAATTTACGTTGAGGTGATTTAGATGACTATTGAATGGAAATTTCCGCATAATGGATTTGGACAAGTGCGTGGAGTATCGGACGCAGGCATTGAAACCTTTACAGGAACAGAGATACAGTCGCTTGCAAGAGAAATTTGTCAAAACTCATTAGATGCAGCGGTGGAAGGCAGTAATGCGACCATCAAAGTTGATTTTGAACAGTATAGAATTCCTTCTTCTGATATTCCTGGATATGAGCAGTACGCTTCTAAAATTCAGAAGGCTTATGATTATTGGTCGAAAAAGAATAGTGAAAAGACCATTAAGGTACTGACAAAGGCATTAAATGCAATTAAGAAGCCTACTACAGTTGTTTTACGAATTAGCGATTTCAACACAACTGGACTTAGCCATCCGTATGAGGATAGTGACGAAGGCTGGAATGCATTGACAAAACTCGATGGTGGTGCGACAAAAACGGGTGATAAAGCCGGAGCATTTGGAATAGGAAAGAACGCACCATTTACAAATTCGGATTATAGATTAGTCTTTTATAGAACTCTAAATGAAGATCAAGAGACTGCTGCACAGGGAATGTCACGCTTTATATCCTTTCCAGAAGATTTAAGCAATAGTATGAATACGATGACAACTGGAATTGGTTACTACGGAAATCCGGAAGGTAATTTACCTGTTGATTCTATCAGTGAGTTAGAAAAATTATATCAGAGATCTGAGATTGGTACAGATGTTTTTGTGTACGGATTTAATGCAGGACATGAATGGAATAGCGATGTAATTAACGAGGTTCTAGAAAATTTCTTAATGTCTATTCACAAGAATTTATTAAGTGTTACAGTTGACAATAAAACCATCGATAATTCTACGCTTGCAGGATATCTCAGTACTTATAATACAAAAATAAAGAATGCATATTGGTACTACCAAGTGCTTGTTCGACCTGAAACAAAAGTGTTCAAAAAGGACTTTCACGGGATGGGAACTCTAAAACTTAGCGTTCTAGTCGATCCTTCGGAGAAATTAAATAGAAAAATTCTCATCACTAGATCTTCCGGAATGAAATTATTTGCATTGGGTAATATGTCGAGAATTATTTCATTTTCTGGTGTGCTTGAAATGGAAGGTAAAGAGCTTAATGAATTCTTTAGAGAAATGGAAACGCCAGCACATGATAAGTGGTTGCCAAGCAGACATTCAACAAATGTGCCGCTTGCAAAAAAATATAACAATGAGCTAAAGGATTGGATAAGAGACTGTATTCAAACGTTGGGCGAACATTCCAGTGACGATGAAATTGAAGTTGCAGGTTTGGCTGGTGTTCTTCAGAAGGAATCAGATAAGACTAATCAGCGTGGAGATGACAGCAATAAAGAAAGTCTTCAAGATACGATTGGTTCCATTACAATTCAGCCCCGAACATCAAAAACAAAGCCAAAGGGTTTATTTTACGGAAGTGATGGAAATGGAAAGTCGAAAAACACGGATACGGAAGGAACCATCGGTTCTGATGGAGGCGATCCGACGACTCGAAATTTAGGTGGAACTAGACATAGGAGTAAAAAGGATTCTCATAAAGGAAGAGCGGAACAAGGTGGACATGATACCGTACATAAAAGATATGGTGGAGATATAAACCAAGAACTTAAGAATGTTAGAGTTATAAAAACTTCAAGAACTACCTATAGAGTTTCCTTTATTTTGCCACGAGATATTCGTGCAGGGCATGTTGAGATTGTTACAGTTGGTGAAAATGGTAAATCAAATCGACTGGCCATCCATTCCGCATCAGAGTTGATGGGGTGCACAGGAATAAAGAAGAGTTCGGAAGGTGTAAGTTTTTCTAGTATGAAGGGAAACGAAAAAGTCCAGTTTGAAATCGCTTTGCTTGATAACCGGGATTATGCGATGGAGGTGAATGTATATGAACATAACTAAAAGATTATATACATATCCAGTTCTAAGCGAAGAAAGAGATGATTACAATGATTCTGTCTTTGATGCAGATGTGCAGTATAAAATGAATGGTGTTAATAATCTGTTGTTTGATTTCGATATAGAAATGGATAACAAAGAACTTCAGAAAATGATTCTGGAAGGTGATGCTGAATACGTGGTTCATATTGAATGTGCAAACACATCATATAGAACTACGATTCATGATATTTCAAATCACGTAAGTAAAGAAATTTCGATTGGAAGAATCAACGGAAGAATAGAAATTATCGTTTTAATAGTGACAAAAAAAGATGTTAATCATTTTGTGAACTCTAATTGGAACGAGGACTATCAAGGTCTGTCATTTGAACTTGCAAGGGGAAGTATTCTTGCATATAAAAATATACCTGCAATTGATATTGTAAAGAATTACGAGGAATTTAACAATGCAAGTTCTATTTTTAAGGTGTATAAGCGATTAACAACGGAGTCAAAGCCTATGGAGGTGGAACTGTCAACTGCTCAAATTGGTATTGGTTTGGGATTAGAGGAGTATGAGATTTATTCTCGGTTCTGTGACAAAGAAGAATTCCAACCAATATTGAACTCCATGATGGTTTTCCCTGCTTTGGTATATGTTTTTGAAGAATTAAAGCAGGAGAATGGTATTGAAAATTACGCAGGTACAAATTGGTATATTTCTTTATCAAAGGCCTATGAGAAACGTGGAGTAGACTTGGAAAATGAGCTGTTATATTCTGATAAGACTTCTGTGCAGTTAGCACAGGAAGCAATGGAATTACCGTTGAATGCTGCATTGAGAAAATTTGCAGATTTGTTTGAAACTGGTGAGGAAGAGGAGGATGCCTGAATGAAATTATATTTTATGAAAAAAGAAGCACTGGACATCCTTAAATCAAACCTCGATATGGTTTACAACATGTATTTCACGGAAAAGGATAATAAATGGCTTTGGAAGGTCTGTGGAGGAGATCCATTTGTCGAATTTAAGGAGATACAAGATTTCCAGTTGGCACCGATTGATTCTGATATGTCAAAAGGTGAAGTTGAGTTTGCAAACTGTAAGATTATATATCAACACTTGTCATTTTTGACAGAGTCACAGGCTTGTGATGAAAGACTGTGGGCGGGTCTATGCCATTCGGTTTATTACGATTACCTTAGAAAAAGATGGGATTATGATACAAAATCACCTAAAACTCAGAAGGAGGCTGTATCAAATATAAAATCGAGATTTTTCTTTTCTGGTGGTACAAGAGCCGGATTATTTAGAAATTCCATAGCCAAGTGTTGGTGGGTTGGAAGAAATACCTATGATCCAAGCAATGTAACAAATCCATTTGAAAAATTGGATATTATAGGTAGTAACGATATTAGTAGTAAAATTTCCGATATTTTTTACAGTAATAATTTCTCTGCGAATCCGGTCATTTTGAATGGTATCGTTAAAGCATTCAAAAACTTCAAAGAGGAAAACACACAGCTTTCCCTCAAGGAACATATAAGACCATCATTGCAATTCTTGAATGCAGTAGGCGGTGGAGTTGTTTTAGATTGTCTTGATGAGGATGAGATTGCCGATATGCTCATTGATAATATTTATGGTATTTTACAAGGTGATGAGCAGGGTGTAGAGATTGAAGAGAAATCTGAAGAGTATGAAGATATGGATGTTGATGGCAATGACATATCAGAAGAAGAAAACTCTGAAGATAGTGTTGAAGAAGAGTATATAGTTATTGGTCAAAAAGTCAATGTTCGTATTAAGGAAACCGATGAAGCAAAAACGATACTGGTAAATTATCTTCCGAATTCCACAAAGATTCCGCCATTGGCAAAAAGCCTTTTAGGCTGCTGGATTGGAGATGAGGTTCCTTTCCAAGGAAAGACATATATTATAGAAGCAATTCAAAAGTAAAGGAGATATGAATGGCTAAAATGATAACTGAGCAGCAAGTAAAAGATGCTTTGCAAATTGATTCATTTAGGAATCTATCAAAAGAAAAAATCATGGAATTTGCTTCTTTAATCCCTAATATGGATAAAGATGTTGCAATAAGCATTATTAATCAGTTTCCAGCTTATGCTGAGTCTGGCAGAAAAATGGTAGAGCAGTTTAAAAATGTATGTGATGCAGCTCTGGAGAATAATAAGGATAGTCAAAAGGATGCAATCCTGGCATACCGCAAAATTCTTGATGATTTAGGGGAAGTATTAAAAAAAGAGGAACTTACTCCTGAGGAAAGAAATCGTATAACAGAGAAAATGCTTGAGGTTGCAGATCGTATATCTGCAAAAGATACTGAAAATAAGCAGTTTATAGATAATCTTGTTAAATATGGAACTCAGTTAACAGCAGGTGCTCTTTTATTGGGAGCAGTTATTTTAGGAGTAAATGTGAAAGGCATTAATCTTCCTAAATTAAAAAATAGGAATATCTAGCATTTACACCTTTTAACGATAGCTTTGACCTATCGTTAAAAGGTGTGTGGATAAGTTCCCCATTACCAAGGTAATTCATAGACAGCAGTCCTTTCATGTGGAGACGGTTGTTCTTTTGTCCCAACAAAAACCAGATGACACGATAGAGA